TCAGGAACTGATGCGACGAGGCAGCGGCGGTCTCATATTGCATGGTCCCGGAGCTGGTGAGCTTTACCGAAGCGCCGCCGGCGGCTCCCACGCTGAATTTTCCCGCGGCGGTCTGAACGTCGAGACCGACCAGATAGGCCGTGCGCCATCGGATCGCGTTGGTGCCAAGGTCACCGACATTGTTCGACCCCGGACGGAAGGTGCCATCGGTGGAAAAGCGCGCGACCTCCGAACCATCCGCGGCGCCGTTTCGACCGGCGAAAAAGCCAAAGCCGTCAACTCCCGGCGGCTGGCCGATACACCAGTTGTTGATCGTGTTTTGCGTGAACGAGATCATCGCACCGTTGAGGCCGGCGGCGGCGATGTTTGAAATGTCGGCGATGATCCCGCGAGGAGGGTTCGGGCTAGCGACGTTCAAGAGATAATTTGCCGTGGCGCCGTTCAGCGTGACCTTGCCGTCAGGCCCGATGCGCATGCGCTCGGTTCCGGCGGTCGAAATGGCCAGCGCATTCGCGGCGGCGCGGAATAGGCCGGTGTCGGTGTCGGCATTCCAGAACAGGCCCGGCGCGCCCGCGGTGCCATCAACGACGCCGACCGATACGTTGCCCAAGGTTCCGCCGGTGATCGCAACAGCATTGGCGTTTTGCGTCGCCATGGTGCCATGCGTATGGCCCGCGAGGGCGAAGGCGCTGGCGTGAAGGCCGTCGAGCAGATCGGCGTCGAGGCCGCTTCCCGCGCCATCCTGCGACAACAGCCAGCCCAGCACCGATTGTTTGCCGACATAGGGGGTAAGGACGCGGCTGTTGTCGCTACCCGCCTGCCCTTCGGCCGTCGTCGCCAGTTCGACCAGGCCGAGGATTTCGGTCGTCGCGGGCGGCAGGACGAAATTGGTATCACCGAATTCGATCATCGTCGCGTCGATGTCTGCAAAGGCGATGTCGGCCGCGAGCAGCATCATCGATTCGGCGGTCTTGTTCAGGATCGCGCCCGCCTGCCCATAGAGGGCGAACAGGGTGCCATCGGCCAGATACAGGCCAAAACCGCGCATCGTATAGGCGTCGGACGTCACGTCGCTGGCGGTGACGTGGATGGCATCGTCGGCCACGACAACCCCCGCGACCGAGGCGATGCGCTTGATTTCGCCGGGCAAGGCAAGCTGCGCGGGATCGGCGGCAAAGGCGGTTGCGGTGATGCCGAGCTGCGTAATGGTGACGGCATTGGTCCCGGTGTTGGCGGCATTGACCAGCGCGTCGCGCCCGGCGTTGGTGACGATAATGGTGATGGCCATGGCGAACCCTTCAGACGGCGGTGGCGGTAAGGCGGGTGAGCAGGGCGGGCCGCGCGACGGCGGCAAGGCGGATGCCGGCGGTCGCTTCGAGGCCCTGCGTAAAGGTGAAGTGCGATCGCACCGGCTTGGTGCGCGTCACTTCGGCGATGATGTCGTCGATATAGCTGGCGGGCAGCGGCCCCAGCCCGCCGCCCACGGTCAGCGAGATGGTAAAGGTGTGGGGATCCGCCGGCGGATCATATTGCCACCATTCCTTGAGGACGAGCGCCCCGCCGAAGCTGTCGACCACGTCGAAAACGCTCTTCGCCGTCCCCTTGCGGCGCTGGATCGCGATCGCCGAGGCGACACGCTGACGCCGCACCGGTTCGGGCCAGCGGTTGTCCCAACTGTCCATCGACAGGCCCCACGCCAGCCACGGCAGCATGTCGGCGGGGCAAGTCGCCGGATTCCAGAGCCAGGTCGGCAGATCGACGTCGATATCGCCGATCCGGGCGCTCGCCTGTTCAAGCGCGCGTTCGAGCGCCGTGGAGGTCGGCGGCAGGATCGAGGGCCGGTCGGTCATTCACCGGTCCCGGCGTAATTGAGGGTGACATCGGTGCAGTGCGCCGCCTGCGTCCGCGTCAGCTCGACATCGGCGGCGGGGCTTGCCAGCGTCACTTGGCTGACACCCTCGGCATGCAGGGCGGCGAAAATCGCCGACCGCACGATGTCGCGGCCCAGCCGCTTCGACTGTTCGAGATAGTCGGCCAGCCGCGCCTCAGCCTCGGCGATGACGATCATGCTGTCGGGACCGGCAAAGGTCTCGATTTCGGCCTCGATCGCATAGTCGACGATATCGGCGCCCTGCACGGTGACATGATCGGTCAGCGGGCGCACGTCGTCGGCGCTCACCGCCGCTTCGACGGTCGCCAGCAGCTCGGGCGGCGCGGTGCCGTCGCCGGTGCGCGACAGCACGGTGACCACGACTTCGCCCGGCGTCGGCGAGGTGGCCGAGGCGTCGAGGACATCGGGATCCGCCGACAACGCGTGAAAGATATAGGCGCCCTCGGGACCGGCGACCGAATAGCCCTCTGGCGCGAGGATGATGCGGCGGCGGAAATCGGCGTCCGATTCCATCACCGCGGGCGCGCCGCTCAACGGATCGGCGGGCGTGATTTCGAGGCGATAGGCGCCGAGCAGCGCGCCGAGGTTGTCGAGATCGGCACCGACCGCAAAGGCGACCAGGCATCCGCGCGCGCGTTCGTTGAACGTCGCGCGCAACAGCAGCTCGCGATAGGCGCAAACCTCCAGCAGCTTTTGCACCGGGTCCGATTCCACCGCCGCCGAAAAATCGGGGAAGCGATCGAGCATGTCGGCGCGCATGTCGGCAAGGATCGCCGCATAGTCGAGCTGCTCGACGATCTGCGGCGCCGGAAGGCGGGAAAGATCGATCGCGGTGGCGGAGGTGGCGGACATGCCGCCATGGATCGCCCGGCGCCATCAGCGCGCAACGGGTTGCTCCTGTATAAGCGGGTTATACATGAGCAGGCGAACCACCAAATTGGCAACTAACTTCCTAAAAATGGAAAGCCCTCTGCATTTGCGGCGCTCAGCATATGAGCGGAGCCACAATTAAGAGTTCGGCAATTCCGCCGGGTAAGTTCAAAGGCCGCTTTTTCCGAACGAAAATTGGCCTGTAGCTCTAAAAGTAAAACGCCGATCTGGTGAGATTTCTGAGTCCTCAAAACATAAGGATTTCGGTGCATATAAAGACATGCGCATGTCCCAGTGGTGCTTTTCCGCAACACTTCGTTAACTTTGTTGCGGACGCCGACGCTTGGGACTCGACTCTTCCGCCGTGAGAACAGATAGTGCACAGTTGACACAGAAAAGGCGGGAGCCTGCCAGCTCCCGCCCGATCATCCGCAACGATCTCGCAATCGCCAGCGGACTAGCTCTAGTGCGGGAGTATCCTACTCTCATGTGGCGACGGGTCAAGGCGATTGCGATAAACGGCTGAGGAGCCAAATCGCATGACTACGTATCGAGCTGACTGCCACACTCCTGATAATGCTGATACTGACCGCAGAATTCAGGGTTTGGGCGGCACCTACCCAGAAGTGTGGTGGTACGGGATCGACACCATAATTCGCAAAATCGATTCCGGGGATGATATTTTCTTCACCATGGTGAATGGTGAAGTGGCACTTATAGTGGTTGATGAGCATCCGGTAACGAAACGCCGCTTCCTGAAAACGAAGGCGGATTCTTATTTGTTCAACAACCTCTTGTACCTCCCGCACTGTCCTTAGAGCCGATAGGTTCTCAAAGACTTGCGAGCTTGCGGCCCAGCTTAATGCTTGCTGGGCCGCATACGCCGGCGCATTGCGTGGGACATCTTATTTGACGACGGATTCCAGCACCGCCGCTAGCACGGCATCGTCATCCGCCGCGCCGAAGCCTAGCAGCTCGCGCGCGGGGTAGCGGACCTGCGGGGCGCCGCGGAAGCGGGCGACGCGGTCGCGCAGGCCGAAATGGTGGACCTCTGCGGTGCGGGCGACCTTGGGCGCGAAGCGCAGCTCCACCTGGTCGGCCGACGCATCGACAGTCATGTTGCGCGCCAGCTTGATCTTGGGGAACATGCGACCCTTGTTGCGGACGCGATCTTTTTTCCGGTCGCGCAGCGGGCGCTTCTTGCGCGGCTCCATCGCCGAGCCGTCCGGCTGGACATTCGCGGCGATGCGCGCGGCGTTGACGCGGCGGAGGGCCATTCCGATCTTGCGCGCGATCTTGCGCATATTGCCGTCGCCGAAGCGGTCTGCGATCGCGGCGACCCACGGTGCGAGCTGATCGAAATTGTCGCTCAAGGCGCGTCGAGCGGAACGAGCCGTTCGCCCTTCCACCAGATTTCCTTGAGCGGCACCGGCGG